CCTGGAACAAGAGCAAATGGTTTAGATATGATAATAACATCGTCTTTTTCTTCTACTAGTTTAGCAAGAACTTCTTCTCCACTAGTAACTTTTAGTGATATAATATCGCCTGATTTGTATGGTGTTTCGATTAGCATTATAGTGAGTGTCCTGTTCCGTTATACCCAGTGTCATCAAGGTACTGTGTAAATTGATCATATCCGCCGACGTTTTGTCCATTAACAACAATCTGTGGGAATGTTCTTGCTGTCGGAAACATTTCCATAATTTGTTCTCTATCAAAGTCCATTCCTAGCTGTTTGTAGACGTACTTAAATTTTCTAGTTTCACAAAGTGATTTTGCTTTGTCACAAAAAGGACATTGCGGCTTGCCATATATTTCTATCATAATTTGAATCCTTTAAAGGTATCCTCAGAAATGTCCTGTTTGACTCCGCCAATTAGATAGCTCTCAACTTCAGTTTCCTGAGGGGCTACTTGTAATCCCGCAGAGCTCAACCAGTGTTGTGTCCAAGGTAGTGGGTTGGTGTTTAGTGGACGATCATAAATTGTTTTCATACCCAATGCCTTTAAACGTTTGTTAGCAATAAACTCAACATACGCATGAAGCAAATTAGTATTCAAACCAATCATTGATCCATCCTTAAATAGATAGTCTGCCCAACGCTTTTCTTCATCAACACACTGTCTCCACATGTCATACATTTCTTCTTCGCATTCTTTAGCAATCTTAACAAAGTCAGGATCGTCATCGCCCTTTGCCCAATGCTTTAGAATGTGTGTTGATAAGTTAAGGTGTGTTGCTTCGTCACGAGCAATAAGACTAATAATCTTAGCTGAACCTTCCATAAGTTTAAGTTCACCAAAAGCAAATGTACAAGCAAAACTTACATAGAAACGCAAGCCCTCTAAGATGTTTACAGTCATCATTGCTTTGTATAATGCTTTCTTCACATCATAGATTGTGCCTTTACCTTTATGGAAATATTGATCAGCAATTTCATTAAACGCATCGTATTCTTTTGTGACTGATTCGGCACGTTCGATAATTTTTTCATCGTCTAGAATAGTATCAAATACTTCTGCTGGATCAGGATACACATTTTTTACAATATGTGTATATGAACGACTGTGAATAGTTTCAAAGAAGTCCCACGCCACAATACAACTCTCAAGTTCTGGATTAGAACAATGAGGCAAGAAGCTCAAGCAAGGTCCACGTCCTTGTACACTGTCTAGCAATGTTTGATACTTTAGGTTACTAGTGAAGATGTGCTTTTGTTCCGGACGGAAATCAGCATAGTCGCCACGGTCTTTTTGTAGACTAACTTCTTCTGGTCGCCAAAAATAACTTAGCATAGTTTGATTAAGTTTGTCATACTCCGGATACTTGAATACATCATATCGTTGTGTGTTTTGGTCCGCTCCAAAGAACATGTACTCTTTGGTAAAATCCACTTTTTCTCTGTTGAATACTGTCTTACTCATTTTTGTCGTTTACCTTCTTTCCTGATCATATAGTTAGATGGCGCAAGCATCACAATGCTCATCATCTTGTTCATTTAGTGTTGTTTCGCTGTGACCATTCACGTGGCCATTCATACCATTAAGTTTAACATCATTCGAAGTATTGTCAACTGCTTTATCTTCCAAATCATCTTCAGCACCTTTAAAGTCATATGTGTTTTGATAGTAACTTGTTTTCCAACCCATCTTGTAAGTTGTTAACATGTCTTTCATCATAACACTCATAGGTACTTCGTTGTTTTCAAATTGTGTTGGATTATAACTCCAGTTACCACTAATTGCTTGATCAAAGAACTTTTGCATAACTGCTACTACATTGATATAACCTTCGTTACTAGGCATATCCCATAACAGCGTATAAAAGTTCTTTAGTTGACTAAACTGTGGAACAATCTGTTTAAGAGGCCCTTTTTTGCTTTTCTTAACGGACAAGTATCCTCTAGGTGGTTCGATTCCGTTTGTTGCGTTAGACACAACGGAACTACTCTCCGAAGGCATTTGTGCGGACAATGTGCTGTGCCGTAATCCGTATTCCTTAATGTCCTTCCTAAGAGCAGACCAATCATGATTTAATTTCTTTCCTGCGATAGAATCAACATCTTCTTTATATGTGTCAATAGGAAGGATGCCGTCAGCATATTTAGTACGGTCAAATGCTGTACAAGCACCACGCTCTTTAGCAAGATTATTTGATGCTTTTAACAAATAGTATTGGAAACTTTCAGTTAGGTCGTGGACAAGTTTCCAAGCCTCTTTATCGCTGTACTTCACGTGATGTTTAGCTAGGAAGTGTGCTAGACCTATGTAGCCAATTCCTAATGAACGTCGAGCTTTTGTAGATTTCTCTGCAGCCTTAACAGGATAACCTTGATACTCAATGATTTCCTCAAGTGCTCTAACGGCTAGATCACATAGTTCTTCAAGTTCAGCACTCTCTTTATTAAGTGTTAGTCCACCTACGTTGATAGCACTTAAGATACAAAGAGCAATTTCTCCATCCTCATCATCAATGTGTTGAATAGGTTTTGTAGGCAGTGTAATTTCTTGACAGAGATTACTCATATACACAGGATCTTTAAATGAGCTGTGTGTGTTACAGTGATCCACATTCATAATATAAATGCGTCCTGTTTCAGCACGTTCTTTTAAAAGAGCTGTGAATAGTTGTTGTGCGTTAATTTTCTTTTTACGAATTGATGTCTTACGTTCATACTGTTCGTACAACTCAGCAAACTTTTCTTGGTCGCTGTAAAATGCTTCGTACAATCCCGGAACATCATGTGGCGAGAAAAGAGTAATATCTCCCCCAGATAACAACCTTTCATACATAGTTTTGTTTAACTGAATTGAATAGTCTAGTTTGCGTACACGGTTGTCTTCTGTTCCTTTGTTGTTCTTTAGCACAAGGATGTCTTCAATTTCATAATGCCATAATGGGAAATGTGTAGTAGCACTTCCGCCACGTACACCATTCTGTGTACAGCTTCTTACTGTGCTTTCGTAAACTTTTAGGAACGGAATTACACCTGTGTGCGCTACTTCTCCGCCTCTGATTTTTGAATTAATTGCTCGTACTCGTCCCGCATTGATTCCAATTCCTGCCCTTTGAGCAATGTAATAACCGATCGCACTATTACTGCTAAAGATACTAGGCAGAGTATCATCCACATCAACAAGAACACAACTGGCAAACTGACGAATAGGAGTACGCACTCCAGCCATGACAGGGGTTGGTATGTTGACTTTAAAAAGTGAGGTCGCGTCATAATATTTTTTCACGTATTGTAAACGTGTCTCCTTGGGGTATTCAGCAAATAGTGTCGCCGCAATCATCATGTACATAAACTGCGGAGTTTCGAACATGTCCCCATTACTTCTGTCCTGACACAAATACTTATCAACAACTTGACGTAGGCCAGCATAGGTAAACTCTTCATTACGATCGTGCTTGATGTAAGTGTTTAACTTTTTTAATTCTGTTTCTGAATATTTTTCACGGATAGCTGGATCATAAACGCCACGTTTGATATTCTGATCGATAATATCTGAAAGAGAAAGATGTTCGTAGTGTCCATAAACTTGCTTGTGAAGTCCGTACAGCAACAATCGTGCCGCGGCAAATTGATAGTTTGGTGATTCCAAACTAATCAAATCATTAGCACTTCGAATTAAGATATTCTGAATTTCGTCGGTACTCATACCGTCGTAAAATTGTAAGTCAGCATTCATTTCAATTTGCGAAGCACTAACGCCCGTTAGTCCATCACAGGCTTCTTCTACTACGAAATGAATTTTGTCAAGGTCAAGTGTCTCCTGCCTCCCGTCTCTTTTTGTGATCAGAATCTCTTTTGTTTTGTTCATTTTTTCCTCTTTCTAATTTTTCTATCAGTGAAGTATTTAAATATTTCTAGTTAATATTTGACTACTTCTGGTTGTTAATACTGTCCCAAAGCAATATAGCATTTGGGGGCATCTTGTCCTTTGTTGTTACTGCGCCGTGATGTAGATTAAGCACATGCATATTGTCAACTACACACATGTATCTTGGTTCATCTCCTGAAACTACTGACGTATATAGCTCACATCTCGTTGTCTTAAAGCGAGCAGTTAAAGTTAAAGTATAACACATTCCAAGCGTAATAGCAAGAAGATCATAGTGGTTGTTGATTACCAATTTCCAGGGATCAGGCCAACTTCCTACATAATAAGGATCTAACACTTTTGAGTTGTATGGAGCCTTTGCCCAGAAACAGGCGATATCTTCTAAGGGTGTTTCAGATACTTCAATATGGTTGCGGAAGTCTCTCCAGGCTTTTAATCTTTCTTCTGTTCTAAGATCAAACACCGTAACCCACAAAGTAAGAAATGGTATCTGGAGTTACGCCGGCGTCTGGATTAACGTAATCTAATATCATAGTTTCACTTCCTGCTGTTGAGTCGCTCCTGTCTACTAATCTTACACTAAACGTTAGAGATGTTACATTAGAATCTCCATTGTTTGTTGTTGAGTATCTATCTGTGATAGTTGGGTTTTGTAAAGTATCACCAATTGTTATAACTATCTGTCCTTGTCTTGAACTTCCATTAGCAAAGTCAACAATATAATCAAGTGTTGTTTTTCTGTTCAGCGCCGAGAACATAGCAAGTGGTGTTTGTGAAAAGTTTACAAATAAGTTCTGTTTAATTTGGTCAGTTGTTGTTACTTTTGATCCGTTAAGTACTTCTGGATAATGTACTCTTTCATCATTAATTAAAACATCCGAGTATGCTATCTTCTGTCTATCAAAACTATTGTCATACACAACATTATTTCCATACTCTCCAAATATAATAATACTTCTTTCTGGATCGGTATTTTGATTAATATCGTTTCCGCAGTTTGTAATTACGTTTTGGTGAAACTTAAATCCTTGTCCGTAGTCTGCTTGTAATACACTACCGACTACTTCAACAAATTTATTATGATCAATATACCAATTACACTGTTGTCCTGTAATACCATTTACTTCTATAGCATAATAAAGATTATGAAATTCACTGCCACTAATACTAAGCTCACAACTCAACGCAGTAGTTTGTGTAAAATTAAATGCTCTATAAGAATTAGCAAATCTACAGTCAGTAAACTCAAGGCCTGAAAGAACAGTACCTACGTTGTTCGTGTTGCTCATGAACACCATAGCATCTGTAACAGAAGCATTGGCTACGTCGGTGTTGTTAGTTAAGTTTCCTTCAAATGTTACTCTATTAAATTTACTATCTTTTAGTCCACTAATATTAAAATGTCCTGTAGTAAATTTAAAAGTTAATCTGTCAATGATAATGTTTTGCGGTCTATCAATTGATGTCCAGTTTGCTGGAGCAGTACCGTTGCTTGATGTAACAGTAATACTAGAATCATTTACGATGATAACTGCGCCTACCTGTGATTCGCCTTCTAACAAAGCAAAACTTGGAATGGTAAGATCGTTAGCAATTAGATAGTGTCCAGTTGGAATAAAAAGTTGTTTACGGAATTCAGTATCAGAGTTTCTAAATAATTCATCAACAGCATTTTGAAATGCCGCAGTGTCATCAGCAATGCCATCACCGACGGCACCAAAATCTTTTACGTTAACACGATCGTCTAGTTTTGATTGTAGTGTTCTAAACACTGACTTAGTAATACTAGCATCATTTCTAGCAAACTTATAGCTTTCAATTAGGTTAAGCAAGTTATCGTGTTCTGTAAGTACTTTACTGTTTCCTACAGCAGGAGCACCTTCTTGTACACTGCCATTACCGATATAAAGCTCTTGTGTGTCTACTGCCCACGCTAATTCACCGCTTGATAGTTGTGGTACACCAGCTTCACCGTCTTTGCGGCCTCTGCGTACTTGAATTTTTGAGATTTGGACTACTGCCATCTAATTACTCCTAAACTTTTATAAAGTTATTTATCTGGCGCAAGACTATAATTTGTAGTATTCCTCTAACTTAGCCAACCACATATCCTCGTATTTGTTCCAGTTATCCGGAGTTAGATCAAACTGTTGATACTGTAAGTCACGACTACACATAAAGATATGTCCTTCACGTATTTCAGTACCATACACTTCGTTGTGTGCTAGAGCATAGGCCATAAGTTGTAGATAATAATCTTCTACCCATTCGGCTTTCTTTGGCTTGTTAGTTTGTTTATAATCGCAGATACTAGGATTACCTTTATACACTGCTACAAGGTCAGTTGTGCCTGAATATAAACCTGGATAGTAAAGACTCTGTTCCATACTCCAAATTTCATCTACGTGTTTAAGCCCATTTTCAATAATGACATCAGCCATTTTGTTTGCTTGAACATGTACAGGATTATTTCCTGGTTGACGTTGTTCGCCGACAACAAAACGTTCTAGGTTAGCGTGCATTGCTGTACCAACACCTGCGGCTTCTGTAGTAATTCGTTTGGCATTTTCTTCACCAACACGTTTACGCCATTCAAGCAAGTGTGTCATATCTTTTGTAGAACTTAAAATTGTAGTAACACTAGGAGTTTTTTCTCCGTCAGGTGTTAGGTATACTCGTTTGCGTGTAACAGGATCGTTGATCTGTTTCGCATTTTGATATTTAATTTTTTCCACAAACGGTGGAGGTGTTAGTAATTCATCCATTATTTTTTTCCAATTGACTGTGCTTATATTCACAGCATTGTAATAGTGTATACTAATTTATTGAGTTTGTCAAGAGCTAATGTTATTCATGGCAGCCGAAGCGGCTGTTTTGTTAACATTGTCTTGTGCTTTCTCACTATCTGTTTTGGCTTGGTCGCTGTTGCTGTCAGGAGCACCAGGAACATTTAATTCGATGCCATCAGCATTATAGTCATGTGTGAGAGATTGAATAAGTTGACTACTGTTATAAAGAGCATCAAATGTTTCATAATCGATAGGCTCTTGACTGGTCTTTTGAAGAACAGAGTTAATACCTTGCCAGTTAAACTTAGCAGGCTGAGACTTACTTTTTGAACGACCAATAAGAGTTTTAAAGATAACAGCTAATGCTTGAACATTGTTTTGATCGATTTCGTAAATTCTCATTTTAAATTTAAACTCTTTTTCATGTCACCTAGTGACTTTTCAATTTCTTTTACTTTTGCTTGATAGGTTGCTTGTAGTTCTGAATTGGCTTGTGCCATAGCATTAATTTCTGAAGCCGGATCGGACTGCTGGCTGCCGCCTGCGTTATCTGTTCTTCCGCCTAAACTTAAATTATTTGAAACAGTTTTCTTAACTGCACTTTTAGCTATACTGCTACCAGCTTGCTTGGCCATCCCGCCAATACCTTTAGCGGCTGATCCTACACCTCGTCCAATCATACTTCCGACTTTGCCAACACCACGTGCTAGTGCTCCGGCGCCTTTGACAGCCATGCTACCTAGTCGTGCCGCACCCATCGCGATTGCTGGAAGTATTTCGTCGATTTGCTCTTCAGTAAGATTAGGATTTTCTTTACGAATTTCTTCTCTTATCTGTTCAAGTTCATCTTTAGAAAATTGAACTTCGTGTAAACGCATTTAGCCAGCCAGTGTTCTTAGTAGTGCGTGAGAATGATCTACTGATTCACGTTGTGCTCTACCTGCTTCTTCTGCGCCACCTGCGGCAGGCTCAGCAGTTGCGAAGTCATCATCTTCAGCACCAGCATCAATATCCATTTCTGGTTCAGCGTTCATTTCATCATCGCCTGCTGGCTCTGGCATGTCTGGAGTTTCACCTTCTGGCTCAGCACCTAACATATCAGTTGGGCTCTCTTCACCTGTTAGTGTTCTTACTCCACTTGCTAGAGTTTCACGTGCTTGTTTTAAATTTTCTAGTGCGCTTTCAATAGCAGGTGCTACTGTTGAAACAAACATTTTACTTGCTTCTAAGCCCATCTCATCTCTAATACTGTCACTTAGGTCTAGCATTTGATCGTTTTCCATTGATGCTAGTTCTTCAATCCAACGGCCTACTTTATCAACCATTGTCTTAGCGGCAACAATCGCACTGGCTTGGTCCGTTGCGCTTTCATTTACTTGGGGTTCCATTTGTTCTCCTTGATCTTCTTCACTTGATTCAGATGCTTCTTTAATGCCTGGGTTTTGGTCTTCTCTAACAGCTAGTTCAGCATTTACAGCATCAAGCATCCATTGTGCTTTAGTATACGTTTCGTTTTCAACTGTTTCGTTGAACGTAGCACTTTGCTTAAAATTAAAAATTTGTGTGCGTAGTTTGTTACGCATATCTTCTAGATCACTGCTTTCGTATGACTCTAAATTCAGTTTTGTACCGAATACTTTTTCAACTGTTTCGTTGATTTTCTTCGAATCTAATTTTCTAAAAATATCTGTTGTTTTCATGACTCTCCACCCAAGTAATTTATAATGTATTTATTACTTATAGCGACAAACGTATCGCTTGAAATTTTGCGGCTTCATACTTATCTCTAGCATGTAGCATCCTAGCAATGTACAAATCCTCTTTGAATTCGTCTTTTTGCTTCTTTGCACGTATAAACTTGTCCTTAAACACACCGTAATCGCTTAGTGCGGCACCAAACTTTTGATCTGCTTGATATATTTTGTTTATCAAATGCGTATCTCGCTGTAATGCTATTAGGTTTGCTATCTTAATAGCACATTTGTTTAAGTGTATATTTTTATATATTAGTTCCATATTACTAGCATAATATAGATCTTTATACACTTCTCTGCTCACCATTAGGACACTGCCAATCAAGATGCCCTGATCAGTTTTTTGAGGTATGACAAAGTCTTTATTCGCAAGATCTTTATGTACCTTGTGAATTACCCTGTCTAATTTTTTTTGAATATTGTTCATTAAAAAAGGCCCTGTTAAGCCTTTATATTTAATGTAGTAATGTTTGGGATAGTGTTATCCTGGCATTTTCATTAAAATTACAACAACTGTTGAAATTAGTCCAGCTATTACTGTGCCGGTTGTAGTAATGATAACTTTGGATAAACTCTTTTGCCCGTGTACGATATCTGTATGAATATGTTCAACTTTTTGTTCTAGATTGGATAAGCGTGATTCAAGTTGACTATAACGCTCTGCGCACAGGTCTACGTGTGCTTCTAGGTTTTCTCTTTCTAATTTGGTTGTTTGGATACCAGCCATTTATTATATCTCCTGTTATCGCTCCGATAACAAATATTTGGTTATAAAAATAAAGTAAACTCTTAGTTGGCCTTTATTGTTGCCTGATATGCCTTTTGATAAATGTATTTATCAAACTAGTCTGTAAACTGAACTATTGTGTTTGGATTTTTGCCTTTTGTTTTGAACACTAACTGTTCAAACTCAACAGTATTATTTAGTCCAGTAATAAAAGGAATTCCGTCTATATCGTTTATTAAAAGTCCTACCGGATCGCTTTTAAGTAAAAACTCGTCATCTCTGTCAGTAGTAAAATCATACTGCCACCATTGTTTTCCGTCCTTGGTAATTTGTGTAGGAGGCGAATCATCAATGATAATAGCACGTAGCTCAATGGCTTGCCTAATACTATTAAAGTTGGCTTGCTGGCCTTGCTTTAGTAGATCAGGGTCGTCACGCAACGGAAGCGATTTAGTAATGTCAATTTGTGTAAGGATACTGTATTTCATAATCTGCTATTATTTAAGCAGATAAAAAAAGAGCGGAAAATTTCTTCTCCGCTCTTTAGTGTGCCTAAGCACGGTCCCTAAGGTAGTTAGGAATTATTATGCTAGGTCGTCACCAGTTAGTGTCAATCCAGTAATTGTTACTGAAGTGTCAGCGCCGATGGCATCTAGAATTGCAGCTTCCATTGAGCTGTAAGATGCAGCAACAACACCGTCATTGTCTGTGTTGTCATTGATAGCAACAACAAACTCAGTAGCTGACGGAACACCTACGATGTAAACTTCTGCGAAGCCTTGTAGTGCGTTAACTGCTTTAGCCATTAGTGACTGTGAGTCAGTGTAAGCGCCTGTTCCAGCTAGAACGCCTTTTGTGAAGTCAACTGCAGCTGAACTGTGAATAGCGGCAACTTCAATGAACTTAAGAGCAGGAGTTCCCAACTGAGAACCTGCTACGATTTTTTGATAATTTGGTGATACTACACCGAATGTATTAGCCATGATATTTTCTCCTTAATCATATACCCCTCTCCAGGGCTGTAATATCTAAGTATCCCATGATTCTTAGTACATGTATTTATCATTTTGGAAAAAAACTAGGCGTAAGGCGCTGTTTTTAGTCAGATCTGAATGGGGTCCAACGGTCTCTGGGTACTAATTTAACTTTTTCACCAGTTTTAACATATCCCTCACCGCCCGGTACACCTTTGGTATGTGTTTTAATATCGCCTTCGGTTGAGTCAAGTTCTTTGATAATCTCGTCTTTGGCTTTCATTATTTCTCTAACAAGGAAAAACATTGCGGACAGTGTATCGCCCATTTGTTGATTTATTTCTGCTATTTTTGCTTGCTTGTTTTGAGATACTTTACTAGTAGCTAACCAATCAAAGAAATGCTTTGGATCTAAATTGTTTAACTGCTTGTTACGACTCATCTGATTTATAAATGTATAAATGATTTGCCCAAAGTCTGAAAAGCCAGGACGCTTTTCTAACAGTTTAGCAATGTTACTTTGATTCTTATTTGCTTCAGCGGCAATCTTTTCAATGTTATCAGCACCAACAGCAGGCTTATGAGTTACATAAGTTTGTCCTACTACAAATACTTCAGGATTGCCTTTAAACATATCAACGTCTTTGATAGGCTCACCTACCTTGTCGCCAAAATGTGTGTATAATGAATGAACTGCTACTCCTACTTTACTTTGTTTAATACTTTCACCTATTTCACTTGCTGGATTAATATCATAGGTTGTTTGATTCGGAGTAAAACTTATTTTACCATCTTGAATACCTTTAGGCTTGCCAGGATGATATAACAAGTCACCGTAAACATAACCTACGAAACTGGCCGGCGTTGCTTTTTCAAACATCGGCCAAAGGTCTGCCATATCGTTAGCAAACTTAGGGCGCCAAGTTTCGCCTTTACCTCGACTTAAAATAAATTTTTCTAACTCTTCAGGAGAGTTTGATTTACCTTCTGGTCTTCCCCAGTTATTTTTGCCTACTAAATGAAAACTTCCATCTTCATCACGTCCCCAATAAACTGTAGGATTGCCGTCCCATTTAACAGCAACATCTTTAGCACCGGATGCTAGACTTTTTAAGATATCAACTGCCTTAAGAGCGCCGTTGGAAGGATCACTGAATACTAAATCTTCTAAGTGATTAAATTCCCTGCCTACTGCGGATTCTGTTAAAAATTCAAATGCTCTCATTTCTTCAACAACTTCTTTTGTCTGTTAGTAGTGTCCACATACTTAGCGTGTGGAACTTTTAAATTCTTTTTACCATAAACATCGCCTATAGTAAACTGCTTTCCAGGTTTATCAAATGCGCTGTATCTAATATCAACAACTTCTACAATCTTCATTTTACTAAGTCAATGATTGA